CGGATTTTAAGGCCGCAGCAAAGACCGCAAAGAAACCAAAGAGCAAGCGTAAAACAACGCCGAAACGTAGGTAACTGCACCAGCAGCGTACCACGGTAGTTTAAGTTGTTGATATTGTTTAAGAGTTATCAGACCCACGGTCTGATTGATCACATAACTTTTATTCATTATCAATAACTTAGCTTAATTTATGCCCACGGGGTAAGGCTCTGGAAGCCTTGTCAATTAACGGTTGTCAACGTACACTCATGTTTTCACTGTACCAAAGGTGTACCACATGGGTGTTATTCAAAAGCGTGGCGACAACTATCGGGTTTTGATCCGCAAGGCGGGTATGCCCTCGATCTCGAAAACATTTCCCAAGAAAGCCTTAGCGCAAGCCTTCATGGTCGAGACAGAGGCGAACATAGCCAAGGGTCACTATCGAGAAGATAAGACCAGCTTGGGTTGGTGCATCGATCAGTACGTCAAAGAGTACGGCCCGTTTGACCGTGACAAGGACGAGAAGTTAACAACGCTGCGAAAAGACTTGGGTCAGAAGACGCTGAAAGAATTAGATTCATCGGCGCTTATTTCCTACGCGAATTATTTAAGCAAGAGCGGGGTCAAAGGGTTTAGAAAGCCATCTACCGTCAAAGGCTTTATGGTCAGGCTTGGCCAGACGTTGAAAGTTGCCGAAGCTGCTTTTGACTGCAAACCAAAGCTGGATGACTTCGATAAAGCCATGACCTTTTTAAAGGGCCAGAAAGTCATAGGCACATCTGACGAGCGCGAAAGACGAACAACCAACGAAGAGATATCTAGGGTCTTGAGTTTCGCAAAGACCAGCCTGCCCTTGCAGGATCTGGTGAGGTTTCAAGTTGTCACGGCGATGCGGCGCGGCGAGACATTGTCTTTGCTGTGGAAAGAGCTGGGCGATGACGGCAAGACCATCGGCATTTGGCGTAAGCACCCAGACCAAGGTAAGAGGTATGTGCGGGTGCCGCTGCTACCAGAGGCGGTGGCGCTGATTCAAAAGCAGCCTAAAGTCAGCGATCGGATATTCCCGTACAGTCCTGTTTCATTATCGAGCGCGTGGAAAAGAGCCGTGGCCGCAGCGGGCGTTGAGGATTTACGCTGGCACGATTTGAGGCATGAGGGCTGCTCTCGTCTTTTCGAGATGGGGCTGGACATAATGACTGTCGCGCTTTTCTCGGGTCATAGAGACATGAACATGCTTCGCCGGTACACTCACTTAAACGCTAAGACTGTTCTAGAGTCTCTTGAGCCGCAATTAGCCGATCCAGATACCAGCGGCCCTTCTGCAAATCTTGTAGTTGGCCCTTGGAGCGCCAGCGGTGCAGGTACTTCTTGACGTTACCCTCGCAGTAGTAGCTGAACCCCTCGTCGCCAAGATTATCTCGCAGATAATCTATGCACTCGATGCCCCCCTGATTGTAGTGCGGCGGGTGGTTCACCATGTCTTGATCTTCTACTCTACCGTCCATTGTCGTATCCACTTCTTGTTGTAATTTGTTTTAGCCCTTCGGCCCGTTTAGCGTTAAAAAATGCTCTGACTACCTCACGATCTGCAACCCGCTGCTTGCCCAGACGATAGGTCGGCAGCGGAAATTCTTCTCTCGATATAGCGTTGAGCAAACTTCCCTTGCTCATGTTAAACAGCTCTGCCAGCTCGCTGGCTGTCAGGTAAGGTCTATCCATCAAAAGGCATCGAAGTATTTTTTAAGCGTTGTTGACCCTATCTCGTAATGGCCTTTGTTTGCGCTGATTTTTATTGCTATCTCATTCCCGTTACGCTGGCCGTAATCCGCCCAAACATCTGGTTTAATCCATAAAAAGTCGTAGGAAAAAGAACCGCTATCAGTTCTTACCGCTGCAATGGTAGTGACCACGTTAATAGCGGACTGAGAAAAAGAAACACACAGAAAATCTTTGTCCTTTTTACAAGCCTTGACCGCAATGAAGTTCTGCACCCCTTGCTGTATGCACATCAAATCAATGTGGTTGCTTTCGTTGTCATCAAATGCACAAGCAAAACCTTTTTCTATCAAGTAACCAGTAAGGGCATATAGCGCAGAATCTTGTCGAGAGGCTGCAGTTTTTCTCTTTTCAATTTCCCCGTATGAAGTACCGAGGGCAAGCCAAACATAATCCACGCCAAGAAGATCGGCCAGCTTGCGACCTACCGCCGCCTTTGGTTTTGATTCCCCGGCAAACCACTTGCGTACAGCTTCTTGCGATACGTCTAACCTTTGCGATAAAAAAGTCTGCTGACCTCTTCCGTATTCGGGGATGTCTGGGTTGTCGTTGCACGCCTGTAATAGTCTTGAATGAAATTCGCTCACTGTTTCCTTAATTGAAAAAAACAACTGTTAGTTGTTATGCTACCCCGTCAATCTCTCGTTGTCACTTATTATAATTGTTGGAGAAAGTTAAGCAATGCTTCTTGGTTCATAAATTTTTCTAATAATGAACTTCTGACTGCGGCATCAACGGGGGTGTCAGCAAGAAGATGAATAACTCGCACTGGTTTAGTCTGCCCCTGCCGATGCAGTCGCGCATTAAACTGCTGGTAAAGCTCAAGGCTCCACGGTAGTCCGAACCACACAATTACAGATCCGCCGTGCTGTAGATTAAGCCCGTGCCCCGCGCTCGCTGGGTGCGCCAGCATTACAGGCACCTCGCCACGGTTCCACTTGTCGATGAGCTTATTGTCCTTGCTAAGAACCTTCGCACTTTTTATTGCGGCGCAGATACGCTCTGCATCGCACTTGAAGTTGTATGCTATCAACACTGGTTCGTTTGCGGTCTCTACGATCTCTTTCAGCGCATCGATCTTGAAATCGTGTATGACCTCATAGCCATCTTCGGTGTAGACAGACCCGGAAGATATTTGCAGTAGCTTGTTGATTTTAACAGCGGCGTTGGCGGCAAGAACTTCACCTTCTTGCAGCTCCAATAGGAACTCGTCTTGCATTTGTTTGTATGCTTTCTGCGCTCTAGTCGGCAGCTTCACCACAACGTCTGAGTCAATACGCTCTGGCAGTTCAAGGTAGTCATCGGAGTCCATCCGCAAAACAAGATCAGCCACCTTCTCATGCAGCGCCTCAACTTTATCGGGGCGCACTTGGTACTGGCTCCATTGGGGGTGGCCGACTTGCTGGCAATACGCGCCTAAAAATCGAGCGCGGGTGTGGCCCAGCCTCTCGCCTTTATCGAGCAGGTAAATCTGAGGCCACAGCTCCATCAGGCTGTTGGGTGTCGGCGTCCCGGTAAGCTGCACCATCCGCTTGATCTTGCCCGACTTCACTACCTGCCGCAGCGCCTTCCAGCGTTTGCTGCTGTGATTTTTGAAGCTGCTGGACTCGTCTATTATGACGCTGTCGTAATGCCATTCTTGCCCTAAACTTTCTACCAGCCACGGTACGTTCTCCCTGTTTATGATATGAATTGGTGCCGATGAGTGCATAGCCTGCTCGCGTTTAGATACGCCAAAGCCAGCAATGAGTGAATACCTCAAGGTCTGCAAGTGATCCCAGTTCTGAATCTCGGTGGGCCATGTGTGCTGCGCCACCCGCAGCGGCGCGATGATTAGCACCTTCTTGATGTCCTTGGTTACCAGCAGATCAACCAACGCCGTCAAAGTGCTGACGGTCTTGCCTAGACCCATGTCTACCCACAGCGCCGCGTTGTGATTGTCTTTGATAAACTGCGCCGCTCGGAGCTGGTACTGGTGTAAGTCGGATAGTTTCAAAACAGCGTTTTTCCTTGTGCGATATTGTCAACGACGTAGACATGAAAGCCGTGTTCTTTGAGTCGCCGGTGGATTGCGTGCTGGTACTGCGAGGGCTTTGCGCCGGGGGCTTTAAATTCAATCATCTGGCAGACACCGTCTTTAAAATAAATCATGTCGGGCACGCCGCGCTGTGCTGGAGACACCCACTTAAAGGCTAGCCATCCCCTGTCGCGAGCGTAGCTGTTGACTGTGCGCTCGACGTGCGACTCTTTCACTTGCGATACCTGTTAGATTCGTAGCCCTCAGCGGCTACAGGCAGACCTTTGGCCCATTGGGGTAGGTCGCACATAAGAGCATTGAACTCATCCAATGAACCGTGGCCTATCTTTGTGTCGGAAACGATCTCGTCGTGAACCGTTAAGATTGGGTCGTAACCAGCGGCGTCGAGCTTCAGAAGCGCGTGCGCCAGTAGGTCACGGGCCACCGCCTGTGTGATCGACTGCACCAGCGAGCCGCCGTAGGTCTCGATAGTTCCCCACCGATGCGTGAAGTTGTTCATTCCTTGGTATGTAATCTTGTTGTTGATCAGCGCCGCCTGCGGGAACGACAGGCACCGCCCGGATGGCAGCTTGAACAGCAGGTCGCCCTTGACCATCTTGAAGTCGCCAACGCTGGTCTCTTCGCGCTTACCGTTCTGGATGGCGTTGTACGCTGAACGCTCAACCTCATGCCACAACTTAACAATTGGCCGGTTGGCGGCTCGCCAGTCGTCTCGGATCTTGAGCGCCGTGGCATCGTCAACGTCGGTTCCGTAGTTCTGCGCCATTTTTGTAAATGCTCTCGACCCTCCCTGATACCCCAAGGCTAGGACGGCTATTTTTCCGTCGAACCGTTGATCCTTATCGACGTTGGCATACGGGATACTGTACATATCTGAGGCAGTCACCTTATACAGATCCAACCCCTCCCTGAACGACTGCAACACTGTTTTATGACCGGCAAGCCATGCAAGCACCCGAGCTTCGATGGCCGAGTAGTCGGACACAATCAGCCTGCGGCCTTTGCTGGCTACTAGCATTCCTCGAAGGCAAGAGGCCAGTAGCGCCATAGGCTCCCCCGGTAGTTGATCCGGGCAGCGGAACCGCAGTGCATCGATAATGGGATCAACATCATCGACAATGGGTCGCGGCAGATTCTGAGGCTGGAAGTGTCTCCCTGACCAGCGGCCAGTAGCGGCCCCGTGATACATGCCCGTGCCGTGGGCGCGGCCATCTTGCCCGAGGCAGGACAACATCGCCTGAAACTTCTTGGTGCTCGACTTCGACAGCGCCTGCCGGATCTGTAGAAACCTCTCAACCTTCGGTGGGCAAACACCTTCGAGGGCGCAGGTCACCGCTGCCTTGTCGTAGCTGTCCATCACCAGCCCCTGACGGTTGATCCATTCGAGGGACTTAGCCCGTGAGGACGTTGAGGCCAGCTCGCCGTCAGTCAGCTCAAACACCTCTTGGTTCAGCTCGGCCTCTACCTTCTTAATAATCTCGATCGCGTGTTCACAATTGACTGAGTCCAGCTTCACCCCACGCAAGTTCATCCGCTGGTCTGCCTCCCAGACGGCTCGCTCGGTGGGGTGAAGTGGTCTTAGTTCTTTGCGAATCGCCCTCTCAGCGACCACATCTTGTAGGCAGTAATCGTACAGCTCGCGCAGTAGCTCCTGATCGTGGACGCGCTTGCCCCTGTAGGGTTTA